TCATCTTGTTCGTAATTTCTATTAATACTCTTTATATTCTGTATGTATAATACTTGTCCTGACCCTATTTGTAAATCTGGATTATCTATAGACTCAATAGTATGATTCGCTATAGAACCACCAGTTGAACTGTGAAAACCACCAGTTGCAAAATTTCCTCTAACTTCATTCAAATATAATTCACCAGTACCACCAGAACTCTTTTGCCATTTTACAATTTTTCCAGTTCTTATAATTCCTGTTACAGAATCTTTTTGATAGAATAAACTATCGGCACTATATGAAGAATCAGTAAAAGCAGTGCCCGCGTCTTCAAGTATATATTTGTGTGTTAATCTGTACGATTTTTCTAATGTTTCTTCATCTTGAACATCTCTTAATTTATTTGCTCTTGCAAGTTCTTGGAATCCTCCTTGTGTGGTGAATTCAAAGGTTATACCTTGTGTAGAACTAAAGTGTTTAAGAAGTTCCCCCATACGCCTTTCAACTACATCGAACGGACCTGGCCAAGCAAGACCCGTTGTAAATCCAGAAGAATTTCCTGTGTAATATTCCTCAACAGTTGTTCCAGTAGATAAGAATAAACCGCTAGTAACATCTACAATCAATTCATAAGGTCCGTTTATAGGTCCACTCCAATCAACCACAGTTCCAACAGCAGTTGCACCACTTGCTCCTTCTAATCCGTTGTGTTGTTTTACTGTTCTGCTGATTTGAAATGCACCAGTACTCCCTGATTCATCCGAACCAAAAACAATCCTTGCATGAGAAGATGCCGGGTCGTCTAATTCAAATCTTCCTTGTACACCAGAAAGTTCTAATATTCCTTGAGTACCTTCCCATGTCCAGTTTTGAATTTTTGCAGTAGCACATGACCGTTCTCCAATAATACTATCCCCAGTTGCACCTGTTGTAGACAAAAATGTTTGGTCGTTAAATCCTGTGACGGCGAAATATGGTTCTACAACAGTCATTTGTTTTCTTTTTACAATCTCATATCCTGCTGTCCACCCATCATAAGTTCCACCATTAATTTTTGGATTTTTCAAAAGTGAAACTTGACGGAAATCTTGAGCAACTATAAAATTAGAATCATCACCTTTTACTGTGGCTCTAATCATAATTTTATCACTATGTAAATCATCCAAAGCATTTTTAGAATGACCGCCGGGTGGAGAAATTATTGGACTTAATGTAGGACCTGCTAAAGTTTTCCCACTAATAAGAGTTTCTCCAACTGTTCCACCACTCACACCTAATGGCAATATTCTTGGTACACATACGGTATAGTCTTTGCCATTATTTATTAAACTCACACCAGTAATTTGTTTATTTGAATCTATAGTAGCAATTGCTTCTGCACTCACACCATCACCGTCAAATACAATATCAGGCATAATTCTATATCTTGTGCCTTCAGTGGGTCCCTGAGTTGCTTCAACATTTTCTAACAGAGGAACATCGAAATATACCATTCTGTCCCCACCGTCATAGTCTGTTATAATTCTTCTTTGTCCGACTCCCGCGTTAGCAGAAAAGTAAATAGCATATCCATTATAATAATCATCGTCATCACTATCGGTCGATGCTATGAATACTGCGGTAGCACCGGCGGCAGAGTTTGCTTGCAACACTGGTAAGTCTAATGGGTCTGTGGACCTTTCCCACATTGCGTTAGATAGGATTGATGAAACATCAGTATAATCTATATGTTCTATAGCACCATTGACAGATGCCTGTTGAGCATCCCATTGATTTTTTGTAGCATCGACATTATCATCTACAACATATTGAATTGGAACATAATCAGTTGTAATGAATTCTCTGGAATCTTCTGGAACTTTATATACGAATTTCCATTTATATCCGTCCTGAAGTGTTACTGTTTGTGATATTGTATGAGTGGGTTCATATTTCGATAACGCCCCATCATTATTGCTCATGCATTTATAAACATTTCCGTTAATTGTGTATATGAAGTGTTGTTTTGGAGTACTGGCAAAAAGATTTTCGGTATGATTATATTCATCATATACATCATCATAAGTCCAATTATATCTTCTAATCATATGATATATGTTTCTAGAAGATATTCTTTTTGCGCCGATTCCATCTCTCCATGCTTGGAATCCTCGTTCTACGCTATCAACATTGACCGCGGGGTATGCATCACCAGTAGTACCATATCCGCCTGATTCGTCATATCCAACGGTTATGCCCCACGAATCGACTTTACCAAGTACTAAAAAATACTGGTCATCAGAATCATTACTAAAGTTCTCATAGAGGTCTTTAGCAAATGTAGTTTGTAATTCTTTTCTTAATGCATCAGATGCCATTTCTATCTCCTATTAGGTGAATCCACCACAAACACCGGTCTCTGTATCTCCACTATGGTACTCCCACCATGCAGGTAATCTCACAACTCTGTCAAGTCCTAGCATCTTTACTGGTTGGGAAATTGTTTCCCCCGCATTGTCTGTGCCAACATTACCAACTCCACCAGTAATAAAGGTGTATACTATAGAAGTGTTTCCTGTATGGTTATCAATTTCAACCACATCTCCTGTGCCAAATCTCTCATCACTAGTCACATAAACTTTCAATGTGTTCATTGTTGCTCCCGATGCTCCAGGAATCCAATCTTTCACTATCCCTTGCGCTGAAACACCATCTCCAATAGTTTGCTGAACAACATTTCCAATCGTATAATCATATCCTACTGTATATCCTGATACCTGTCCCTCAGGTCCTCCTGTAATTTGAGTAAATGTATTTACAAAAATTTCTCTAGGAAAATCGGTAGGGAATCTTTTCTGAAAAGATTCGTTAACTCCCCAATATGTATATCCAAAAGCAGTTGCTCCACCACTAGGACCTTCAAATAATCCAAGATGTGTTATCCCCAATGTATCTAAAACAGTTCCATTACCAACTTGAATGTTTACAATAGTTCCTGTTATCCCTCCTGTAGCAACAATCTCTTCTCCAATAGTAAAACCAAGAGATGCACCATCATTTGCTTTGAGAAATAAAACTCCACCTGTAGCACTTTTTCTAGACCAACCAAATATATCCGCAGTAAATCCAGAACTCGCACCACTCATACTTTCACTAGTTCTAAACGAACCAAGTGTGAATGCTCCACCACCAGTTCCAAGAATTTCTATTCTTCCACCAGTAGTTCCTAAACAATGTCCTGTTCCTGTAGCAGTTGGCTTAAATCCTGTTGGATATAAATCAATCTCAGACCCAGTCGCTGTACTGCCACGAAGGTTGTCTACAGAATTTAAATTATATGGCAGGTAGTGGCCTATGACAGGAGTTTCTTCTCCGACAAGTTTTGTAAAATATGGTGATGTAATAGTGGCACTATTAAATAAAGAAATATTACCAAACATTTTAGTTCCTGCTGGGTGTATCAATTTCTTTGCTTGTTTTCTATATGTGTCTAGTGCCACTTCAGACTTTAAAACATAAGAATGTTCTTGATAATAATTATTATCCCTCGCAAATTTATTAGAACTCAATTTACCATCATTATTAGACCAATAACCTGGATAAACACAAAGAGCATCTAAAGCAACAGTTGCATCTGCACTTCCATCTCCAGATGTGCTTCTAAAAATAACTGGAAGAGTTTCTCCAGTACTTCTATAGTTTGCACCAAAATCTTGTATATCTATTTTTATAATATTCCCTTCTGGTCCTACTTGAGCAACTTTTGCAACAGCGCCTTTACCAGACAAATATTCCAAACTAACTTCATTTATTTCTACTAAATCATCTCTCTTATATCCAGAACCAGCAACATTAATATTAATTACAGATGGTATTGTATATATTGTTTCTCTAATGGTCGTACCATTATCAATAGTTCCTTGTATTTCCGAACCTTGGGTGAATGTTCCGAATATATTTTTTAAAAATAATTCAGTAACAGGATATTGATTAACATTATATTGAATGACAGATTCTACATCTGCACTAGCAGATAATTCGCCTATTCCAAATTTATCATATTGGTATACTTTACTTCCGGCTATTTCAAAGTTTGACATTCCATTATCAGATGTTGTCTTAATGGATTTATTTTCTATCCATTTTCCATCGGATACTCTAAGAATATCTTGTCCCGGATAGTAAAACTCTGCATCACTATCGTGTAAAACTCTGAGTAGTAATTTAATTGCTTTTTCTGTTCCCTTTGAACCATAGAAATCAGAAATATTTTTCAGCAATGTTGTCGTGTCTAATGATTCGCCAGAAGAATTTATGGCAAAGATTTGCGGAAAATCGGCGATGTATGTTTTTTGAAAATATTTTACAAACGAATCAAGTGTTCGGTCCACATCTAAAGTATCCATGAGTGTCATAGAAACACCTGCTGGGTTCTCTGCAAATTCCATCCACTCATAATATGCTTCTACAAAATCAACAAACCCTTGATGATTATTTTTTACATATCCAGGAATAATTTCTGAAATAAGACTTGAAATCTTATCATTACTGCTTCCCGTTTTTCCTGTAATTAGATTAGGGTCTGGCATTTATTAATATCCTACACCCGGAATTGAAGAGGCCGCGGTAGAAGAAGAATATGGGTCGTATGCATTTACAGTTACATCTATAGAATCAGAAGAACCTGTATCAATTTTTAATATTACATTTCTTTCAGATAAAATATCTTTATTGGCAGGTATTGTATTAATCTTTAAAATGTTTCCTCCAACAGACACTGGAAGCAAATCTTTAATTGAAACTATTCCTTTTGAATAATCTATTGTTCCTATGTTTTCGGAAATATAAGAATTTTCTCCATCTATAACTTCAAATAATCTTATTATTCCATTTCCATCATCGTTGATATAAGCATCAACTACCGTACCATCTGTTTTAGTGAACCCAAATGTACTAGAAGAAATAACTGCTTCGTGTCCTTCGTGTGGATGGTAAATAGGATTTTCAAATTTGATTGTATATGACCTTATCTGATTAAGAGTCAGTTCAACATGTTTTTGTATTGTCAATGTGGTTTCATTTCCTAGTATAGAATCGTCTGCTTCATCTAAAAATTTACAAAATTTTGAATATCTCATATTTCTACTAAATTGTTCTAGACTAGCAAGAGTCCATGCAATAATTTGAACTTTTACTAATAATTCTATATCGGTTGAACTTTTTGTTGTCGCATCAGCATCATAATTTACATTACTTTTAACAAGAACATATAAATAATTTGGGTCTACAATCTCTGGAATTATACTAACAACATTTTGACTTTTTAATAAATTTTGTAAACTGAGTTTATCATTCGTACTTAAAGATGTGCCACTTGTTGGATTGACCGATGCAAAAACTTTTCCATATTCAGGTGGGTCATTATCTTCACCACCCCACACGAACACATCACTTGCTTTTGAGAAGTTTTGTGTGATGTATGATTTATAATCGTTTGAAGTAACCGACCTATTTTGTGATTGAAAAGACCTAGGAGCATTCCATTTAATAGAGTCTATAGATTCTTTAGAAGACCCGCCAGAAGAAGACGAAACAACTGCTATATCTACTGGAGTATCACTAATCGCACTAGAAGAAAATACTCTGCTGCCTACCGTTTCAACGGCACCAACATCATTTGCATCTCTTCCAGAACAAACCAAATATTCTAATATTATAACATTTCCAGAATCTGGTTTCTTACTTAGAATGTTATCGCCGAAAAGAACTTCATACTGTCCATTTTCTATTTCTTGAATCCAATACCCTTTTGTTGTAGAGGTCAGTGATGTAATATCAGTAACCCTAGACCAAGTATCACTATATCCTGTTGAATCTGTTGTAGATGCTTGAACATATACATTTAATGTACTGGTGTCCATGTTTATCTCTGGAATAATAAATCTTTGAGCATCGGTAGAATTATCAACAACATGACTATAAGTTCTATATGTTCCTTCTTTAAGTACTACATTCCTTGCAATTTTTTGTGTATCGTTTAAAACTTCAAATGTTGCCGCATCTGGATTATAAAAGGTATATGTTGTTCCGTCTTTGCTTGTAGTGAATTTAGTTCTTTTAGTAAGAATTGTAGTATTAGCATCATCATTTGTTATAGTGATATCTACTGCCGCACTTGAAGATGTTACAGATGCAGGTGTATATCCTAATGCCTTGGCATGAGATATAACGGAAGTTCTTTTTATTGCACTGTCCAAAAACATCTCATTTGCCACCATGTTATTATAAAATCCAAGGTAGTGAGTTGTGTATGCGAGAAGGTCCAAAAGTACAGAGATGCCAGAACCTTCAAAATTAAAATCAGAAAATTCACTTCTTCCACTTAAATATGTTTTTAAGTTGTTTTTTATTGTTAGAAAATCTAATTCGTTGATTTCAATCTTATTGTCTGACATTATCGTAGCCTCTTGAGTTTAGTAGAAAATTTTTGTAATTCGGGAACATTTATTACCCTATATGAAATGGTAATATTATAAAGGTTGGCGTCTGGTGATGAAACCACAGAAACCTCTACAAGTTTGATTCTGGGTTCATGTTGTATAAGGACTTCTTCTATTGATTTTTTTAATTTTATTTTTATAAGGGGAGTCGCAGGTTCAAACAAAAGATTTCTAATTTTTGAATGAATATGGGGCTGGAAAGGTTTTTCATATTTTTTTGTATAAATTAAATTCCTAACAGATTTTTTAATAGCATCCATACCTATTTTTTGTACCACATCTCCACTCACTGGATGTGCTATAAAATCTAAGTCTAAGTCTTTATATCGATTAAAATTTGCTTCTGTTGCCATGTAATGCCTCTATTATATTTATAACTCTATTTTGTTTTTTTGCTCTTGTAATTCCACTTCTAATAAATTTCTGCTTCTGTGCATCCAATCATCTGTAATTTCTGCCTCTATTTCATCAATTTTACTCAAACTACACCACTGGGCCATTACAAATCCACTAACTATACCTCCAGTTCTAATAGGTAAAATAGAAAAAGCAAAAATATTATTACTTTCTAAAAAGTTCTTTCCATATGAATCTTCTAATTCAGAAACTATATAAATTTTTGCATCGTCTTCTTTAACCAAAGATAAAAGAGGCAAAAACATACTCATAATTAAATCTTGAGTTTTTTCTCCACCAGGAACAATACTTCGTTGTACGGATTCGTGTGTTAAGGAAAATTTCTTCATGGAAATTCCATCCAGAAAATGACCACTATTATGAAATTGAATCAATTGTGTTCTGGCAGAATCTATCATCAATCTCAATTCTGTTAAAGTTTCTTGTATTTTTGTATGTACATCCCAAAACCCTTTAGGGAAATCTAATAAAGAAACTATATTTCTTTTCTTCTTTATTTTCTTTCTCCATTTGGCAAGGAAATATGTGGAAAGCCCCGCAAGAATTGCTCCCAGCGATACGCCAACTTTTACCCAATCGTTCCAATTTTCTATATCCAAATCATGCTCCTAGTTAGTTATATTATGTATATTATTCTAGTGGTGTTACTGTTGTGTTATCAACTACCGTTGGAATTATATCAAACACCTGTTCTGGTTCTGGCAACTCATCTAACTTTTGTTGTATACTAGAATTACAAACCACATTTTTCATAAGATGACCTCCAAAACAAGGGTCACTTTGACTTCCTAATATCACATTTCCTAAAGCAAACTTTTTAACATAATTAGATGCAGTACTGTAGTTTGCGTTGTCGGTACTTATTAGTGTACCAAGACCTGAACTTGCGCCAGAAATTTCGGAAGTAAGTTCTGCCAATTTAGTTTGAAATCCAACAGGGTAACTACCAGAAGTAACACCTATATTATCCACAATGAAATCAGTTATTTTATTATTAATCGAATCGGTTACATTTTTAATTGCAGAATCAGCAGGTCCTAAAATACTGTCGAATACTGTACTGAAATTATCTACAACTCCTCCAACCATAGATTCTTTAGCAGAATTGAATGCCGATGCTATTCCATATAAACCCAAAAGTCCCGGTTCATCATTAGGACCTAAACTATTTAAACTTACACCAGAAATTCTGTCGGAATGTGTTTTGTATGCACCAACTTGTCCAGACAATCCACTTATTGCGCCAGACAATTCACTGAACACATCTGGAAATTCAACAGAATTGAGTATAGATTGCACACCAGAAATTGCCGTATTTACTCCACCCATTGCTTCAGAAAGTGGATTACTGAAAGCATTTCCATTTAATATTTGATTTATAATATCTTTTTCTTGTGTCGAATATTCTGTAGATGAAATCTCACATCCAGTTGTTGGAAAGTATCCCATAATTAATCTCCTGCGTAAACATTTCCTGAACCAGTTGCAGAATGCCCACAACTCGCTGTATCATTTTGCCGAACTACACCTCTGCCATTTACTATGACTGTATTTGAACTTTTTACCATCTGCGGTCCTGCATGTTTCTTTTTTCCGTGTCCTGCGACTGGGGAATATAATAATGCAACGGGCATTCCGTTAACATAAACATTTCCAGCACCAGAAAGTATGGTGCCGCCTGCTGTATCTTGATATACTCTTGAAACTCCTGCCATTTCTTTCTCCTAATTCAAATGAATAGTTGGTGCTTTCAACCGTATTGATTTTTTGCTTGATAAATTCATAGCCCCCTTACTAAAGAGGCTCACACTTCCTGACGCGTCCACATGAACTGCCCCTGCATTTCCTTGTTCATCACTCGGCGCATCTGTTTTTATAAACACCCCACCCCCCTTTACCGTCTGTATAACATCACCACCATTTACAGTTTCTGTTACATTACCATCCACTTGCATATCAACATTTCCCTTAACATAAAGTGTTAAATTACCATCAGCGGTATCATCACCAACAAGAACATTGGCATTGCCAGAAATATGAACAAACTTCTTTCCGTATACTAATTCATAATCATCATCAACTACTTTTGTTACTTTACTTCCGTCTGGGTAAATCTCTTCAAATGTCCCCTTCTTGTGATAAGTATGAATTCGTTCTGCGTTGGGTGTATCATCGAATTCTTGAATGTGTCCACTCTCCGACTCATACACATGATTGTATGGGTACTGAGAGTTAAATTGTGTATGTGGTTCAACCCAACCATGGTCGTTCTTTTCGTTTGCTGTTGGTCTTCCGCCTGTTCCAGCATCTAATATTTTCTTTTCAACAACAGTACCCATAGTGATTCCACGGGCTAACCTGTTCGTGTCTTGTTCTTTAATAAATTCTTCTTTTGGATATGTACCGCTTGGGTCATTAAATCC